GTACTTTAGAGAACCATTTAATACATCCTGGATTGTTCTTAAGATGCCACTCGGCAAGCTCATCTGTCAGACTATCATTGGTGCATGTCTTTGACACATCACCGAAGGCTTCAAGTAATGCTCCGGGCTTAAGTTGGTAACGAGATTGTGACTTTTCCATTGTGCGTTTGATTTTTATTAATGCTTCAATATAACAAGTGCCACACGAGCCTCTTAAATTCTCCCCGGTAAGCTGTTTATATGCGGCTTTTATTTTTCTCTTCCTCTCAGGATTCCGGGCTTGTGGGTTATTGATATATTCCCGAGCAAAAGATATTACTTCCTGAATCATATAAAAGAGGGCAGGGATTAGCCTGCCCCTTATATTACAGTAATGCTGCTATTGCCGATCTTGTATTGGTGATAGTACCACCAACGAACAAGGCCAAAGGAGGCATTGACTCTTTAAGCAGGTCGGAGCATCCGGCAGTTATTAACCACCCACCCAACAGCTCATCAGAGTTTGCATCTCTCTCTGCTGCATTTACTTCAAGCCCAAAGTCCCATCCGAGAACCTCAAAAACGGTTCTTCCATAAGGAGAGCTGAGAGACTTATTATAGTTGTTCTCCTGAATGATCAAGAACCTGCTATGAGTAGCCTGCTCGATCCACAATTTATCTTCAGGTGTGTTATCGAAAATGCGAAAGACAAAACCATGCTCCCATGACTTCTGATACGTCTTCTTAACCATCTCTGTCTTATGCTCATTTGAGAAGTTGAATCCCTGCATCTGAAATGCTGTCAAAGCCGGGGATGCAGTTTTCAAAACAAGCTGAGTCAAGAGAAGCGGATTATCCGGATCAAAGCCGCAGGCATCTTTATCAACATCATCGAAATTTATCAGATAAGCGTTATCCTTAATGCCAGGTACAATTCTGGCACAATTCTCAAGGATACTCGCTGCAATTTTATTACAAGCCATAGCTTTTAGTTTTTTAGATTCCTACCTGTACCAGCCTATCATCGATTATTTTCGCATCGAAAGCGTCTGATGCCTCAATCCTATTTTGACGAGTATATTGATCGTAAAATGAATTAACGTTATCAAATAGTGAGGTTCCTTCCATACCAATGTTAAGGTTGGATTCGGTTGTATAAACAACCCTGTGAGGATTGTTGTACTTGGTACCGTTGCTCTCGTAAGCTCTGATCCACTGATCCCATAGAGGAATAGTGATTGTCTTAATACCATCATAGTTTCCAACCTCCATGCCATTTTTGGCAATCTCCACATCGTACACAGTACCAAGAGAGATCAGGTGCCTGCGTAGCTTCTGATTCACACTGCGAGTCATAAGAAGCACTCTGTCAGGTTGAGCAGCAAGCTCAGCCAAAGCACTGTCAACAACAGTATTCACATCGGCATAAGCCAGGGCAGGAGTCAAAACACTATCCTGCAATGAGAAAGTTGCCTGACTGTTTCCTGAGATAGCAGTTAATCTGGCAGCAGTAGTTCCGTAAATAGTAGCCAGCTGATAGAAGAACCCATTGATCACGTTAAAGTAATCAGTATCAACTCCGTCAGTGATAACTCCGGCAGGACTATCCGATACATTTGCAGCAGCAGTGTTTCCAAACCATGCATGACGGAAGATCATCTTGGGGATATCTTTCTCAAGAAGGCCAAGGATGAATGCAAAATACTCTGTCCCGGTCAGGTCGTTCACCTCTGTTCCGAGCTTGCGAGCAAGCTTAGCCATAGACGAAGCGATATCAGTTGCACACTGATCAAGTATCATCTCGATGCGCTTAGGAGTCCAAGTCTTAAGCACTGCTGTATCGGTCAGAGTGTCGGCTGTAGGAGAACAACCCTGAGCTGCTTTTCCTATTAGGCCGAGAGTGCCGGGGATTATCCCGATCTGAGCATCGTTCTTGATGCCTGGATGTAACGTATGAAACAGATTCATCTCTGGAGCTTCCAGGACTGCTGTTACAACGAGTTCATTCATCTGCCTGAGCTGGTCAGCAGAGAAAGTTAGTGCGGATAGATTAATTGATGCTGCCATGAGTACTTATTTAGTTTTATTAAGTTCCTGTATTTCTTTTACCCGGTCAAGATCAATACCATCAACCTTGCCCATCTTCTTATCATTGGTCCTGCCTTCAGGCTTCCATGAGTTCTTCATTGCCTGTAGGTCTTGTACAAGAGCGACAGCCTTTTCCTTCTCAGCTTCAAGAGCGTTCTCTGCTTCTGACTTAACATCAGCAGCTGCCTTAAGATCAACAATCTCTTTTTCAAGATCCGCAATCTTAGTATTGGCCTTATCAAGCTCTTCCTTGTCGGTTGGCTCCACCTCTGCTTCAGTGATCTCAGCTATCTCACCGTCTGTTACAACGATAGTCTTACCTGACTCAAGCACAAATGTTCCATCAGGAGATGCCTTATCTCCAACAACAGGTTCTCCTTCTTCTTTCTCGATAGTCAGCTCATTGCCGTCAGTATCAGTAAGCGTCAGGTTCTTCTCCTCGATACGTGATAGACCGAGAGCAGAGATAACTTCAGTAATTTTATTACCTACTTTCTCCATGAATTTTGCCTCTTCTTTAGGATTCATATTAAATGTATTTTTTGGTTTTAAATATGCGAATGCCATTACAGGCTCAACTATTTCTGTTGCAAATCCAAGCGACAGCATATCTTCAGCTGACAACTTAGTGTCCTCACTCATATATTCGGCCAGCTTAGACTTTTCGGCACCGGTCCGCTCAACATAATAGTCGAGTATCTTAGCTTCTTCCTGCTGCAAGCCTTCAGCGATCTTTGTCAGATCATCTGATTCGTACTTATCAGCTAATGTATAAGGAGGGATGTATGGGTTATGAATTAAACCGTCAGCGTTCTTGAGCATCTGGCGAGTGGATCCTGCCAGGAATATGATTGTGGCAATAGAGTAGATTTTGCCTTCTCCAACGGTGGTTATCTTTTTGCCTGACGTTGCGAGTAGGTCGTTTATGGCCCATCCCTCTTGAACATCGCCGCCTCTGGAATTAATCTTAACGACTATTTCTTTAGCATCTTTGTTCTCATCAAGAAAATCGGAGACATCTTTGGCTGAGATACAACTGTCGCTCATGCCGAACATCTCCATCATCGGATCACTTTCTCCGATATCTCCGTAAATTTTAAGAACTGCTTGCTTTGCCATTTAATTTCTCATAATTACTGTGTCGCTTGTGACGGTATTAAGTAATTACAAAGTTGAGAAATTAAATCTAACTGTTTACTCTACTAAATTGAAGAGTTAAGTTTTCGCAGTATTCCATCGCCATGAATAATTAAATCACTACCTCCCTGACGGAGGGCAATTAGAAGATTCCTGAAATGAACCGTAATTCTGGAGCAGGAGCTGCCATTGAGATGTGGATGGTCAAGCATGTCAACACCGAACAGATGTATCTCGGTCGCTTTATAGACCTTATATGCCACTGCACAGGCTACAAAAGGACTGCACAAACTCTTGGGATAAGATGGTATCTCCAGCTGGCAGACATATCGAGGATAATCTGGCTGTAGCTCTATCTTGACATAATCCTTCCTCTCTTCATAATCTTCCAGATGTGAATAAAAGGCTTTAGGAGTACATTCATCAATGGTTTTCATTCTTTCGTCATTAAATCTGTTCCGTTTGTCAACGCAGACAACAACATCTGTCTCGATATTCTTCCAAATATCGTTTACTCCAATAGTCAAACCATACTTGCCATCTTCATATAATGATAGAGATGGACCGAGTCCTAATACTGCTATACTTTTGCCCATGTCATTGGTATTTCATGTTTACCTTTCAATCTGTTTATATTCCTGGTACCAGCATAATCGTGTTTGACATAATTTGTCAAGTCAATATGTGCCAAGACATTATTTGTCAACCCTAAATCATATATCTCTCGCATGGGTAATATACAAGGGGATCCATGGTGTACAAACTTTGAATAAGAATAATACATCGTTCTGCTGAGCAGCATAAAGTAAGGCCGGACATAAGGAATATCCCTTATCGGGTTACGATGCAGTCCATCCCGACCTATCAGATACATATCTCCCATCGCATACATCTCCGGAGTGAAGC